TGATTCTTACAAGATTGGTAGAATCAGTAAGGTCACCGTAATGGAGAGTAATAGAATCATAGATATGGTCAATACGATCAGTATTAATAAGGGATGCTCGTCTGACAATGCCATGAACTTCATAACCCTTTTCAAGTAGTAATTCTGCAAGATACGACCCATCTTGACCTGTGATTCCTGTAATTAATGCTTTTTTCATAAGTTAAATCCTTCCGTATGCGTCTTCAATTCTAACAATGTCTTCTTCATTGCATGTTTTTCCGAGTTGGACTTCTATAATCATTATACCACTGTTTCCTCCAGTAATGCGATGTTTAGATAAAACTGGAACAAAAATATAATCTCCAACTTTTACATTTTTAGTTTCTTCGTTTAATTCTAAATTGCCATCACCCGATACTACAACCCAATGCTCATCTCTTTGATTGTGATATTGTAGAGATATTTTTTGATTCGGGTAGATATAAAGTCTCTTTACTTTATATCTGTAGTCTTCTTTGAGATTTTCATACCAACCCCAAGGTCTATCAAATCTTTCTATCATACCTCACAATTTGTAAAATCTATTTGACCATTTCGTGTTGCCCAGATTGGATACTCTCTACCGTAGGTATTCCAAATTTGTGCTTGTTTCTGCCCTACAGGCACCCCCGACACTCCAGCAGCATTCCAAATCGTTTCATAAGTATCATCCTCATGAAATGTAAAGTCATGAGTTTCTGCCTTTTTCTTTAAAAGCAAAGACCAAATAGATTGGTCATGCCTATTCTCCCTAAAAATTTCATCATTTGGAAGATTTGAAGGACTATCATCAAGATATCTTCCACCATCTTTAACACAAACATCAGTCCATTTCTGAACTAATCCACGAATCATAGATGTATTCTTCAGGAAAAAGATACCAGAAATAACTTGTCGGGTCATTAGGTATTCATCATTATCTCCAACAATGTGGCGATAGGTATCCATCTTTGTCCACTGAATTTCTGGAAGATCTAAAGTAAAGAAGACTCCCTCGGTTTCAAGACACTCTTCATAATATTGTTTCAGTTTCTCTAGACCGTTTTTATTCAACTCACAACCAGAATCCACATAAAGAAGCACATCATCTTCAGGAATATTTTCTAGTGCTTTGAGAATAAAGTAAGGTTTACAGGCATAATATCCATAATATCTTCTAGGCATTCCTATACGAGGACTCATCATTGGTTTTGCATATTGCTCCCAAAATAGATTATCCTCCAAGTCAGATTCTCCAAACTCCTGAATCGTTTCAAAGACTCCAAAGTTTTCTGCTTGCTTTCTGATTCTATTCTTACCTAAAGAAAAGTTATTATCTCCAAAGTAAGTTAAATGTAATTTCATAAACAATAGATTGTTATCATAGAATTATACCAAAAAAGGAGAGTTTATGCAACTCTCCTTTACTCAGTTTATGCAGGCTCGCCAAGTTATTATTTTTACTGGGTAATAACTAAGTCCCAGGCGGGGTAACCCCATCCGCACCAACAATTTTTTAAAGAGAAATTGTAAACTCTCGGGATTGAAGGGGATCCTTCACCGACCAGTGCTGTTTTCGTCCATCCGTGACGGGCATAATGAGGATGACTCCACCAGTACTGTTATAGACCATCCGTGTCTTCATCGTCTTTCACATAAGCAGGGACTCTATCGGGGTCCAACCAGCAAGTGTAGGAATGGTCCTCAATAGCAGTCATAAGTTGCATCTCATTATCTAGAAGATACATATCCCGATATCGACCAGTGTAGGAATCTACTTTTTGAATTCGATAATCAGGTTTACCATTGATTTCCAAAATGCCTACTTGAACGTAACGATAAGGAAAACGCTCAAGAAGCACAGTGGGTTTCCTGACAACTTTCATCAGGCAACCTCAACGGTTTCAAGATCTTGAGCGATATAATCAATCAACATTTCATAATCGTCAAGGGGGTCACCAGAAAACACGACACCTTCATTTTCATAAAAGCGACGGACCTTTTTATAAAGTTTCGGATTCTTTACATCAAGGTAGATTTCCCCGTTAGCAGCAAGACGCAGAGTGCTAACATCTTTCTTGAATTTTGTAATCAGAGACATTGTTTTGTTTTGTTTACTCAGATATTATAGAATGCTTGAGGTTTTATGTCAAGTGTGCCAGTGAAGAAACTGGCAATCGGGGTGGAGGGGATCGAACCCCCGACTTTCTGTTCCCAAAACAGACGCGCTACCTCTGCGCTACACCCCGATACACCTTTATTTATTTCGGTGTATAAGCATTATACCCATAATCGGAGCAATTGTCAATCCTGCTCCACAAAGTCCTAACCAGACTGGACTTGCTGCGAGTGTTTCTACAATGTGAAAAATCATCTTCCTCTCCAATTCTTATATTCATAGTAAAAGTATTGGTCTACTTCATTCAAACCTGCTAGAGGGGCATCTACACCCCACTCAGACCATTCTAGACAAAACTGCTTGATGTCGTGGTTGTGAGTTACACTATGCCCGTGAATTCTCACAAAAGCAGACATCGCAAAATGATACTTCTTATTGTGGGTAGGCATTGTGAAGTCCCCAATTTAGAAAAATTGCTATGAGACTAAAAATACAGATTGCGTTGAAAATGGTGCTACTCATCTTCTTCGTCCTCGTAAGTAGATGGCTCTTCAAATAATTCGTCTATCTTCTGTTGTAAAACTCTTTTTTGTAATTCTTGAATGTCTTCGTCTGTGATAGATATCATTTGTCCTTAAGTAAGTCTTCTATTCTTTTACGCATGTTTACACTTTCCTGATTCATATAATCTCTGAGTGAATATCCTCTTTGACCTCTCATAATACAAGTGCCTTGATAAAACATCGTGGCAGCAAATACTAACAGGAAAACTATACCGATTATTTCAGGGTAATGTTGAGCCATGGTAGTAATGGTGGAATAACTCCAACTAACCTTAAAAGTCCCTCAGCAAATAAAGCAAGAACCACCCAACCAACGCACATACTAATGATAGAAGCATTACGGTTGTGTCGTCGTATTGCTGCATCGATCATCTCCTGAACTTCAGTATGAGTCACATAATCATCATCAAAAGGTTCCATCACTTTTCATCTCCAAGAAACTTTGCCAGAGGGTCTCTTCGGGTTTTGACTATTTCAACTGCTCTCTTATAAAACATATTGTCGATGTTTCCAGAGGCTTCAAAAGTTGCCTTGATCTTCACCCAATTATCGTAGGTGTGCTGATCCATAGGGTTTAAGTTGAATACTACTAGTTATACTAGTGAGTATTTCTACTATGTCAAGTTTGTCTTGATACAAAAACATAGATTAAAAAAATCTAAAATTTTGTAATATTTGTAACGGAAGGTGGGAGAGTCGAACTCCCAAGGGCTTTAACACCTCAACGCTTTTCAAGAGCGGTTCCGTCGCCAATCGGATTGACCTTCCAAATAAGTCCTCAACGGACTTCAAAATCTAATCGTCTTACTTTTCTTTGTCTTCTTGCTTCCTGAAAAGCAAGGTCTTCATTCGTAAGAACACCAGATTTTGTTTTTGTATGATAAGAGTTTAACATAACTATCTGAGATAAGTCAATTGCCGAAATCTTATCTCCACGAATAGATGCCATATTTGGACATCCACAAGTCACAGTTTTAGTTTGATGCCCTTCTATCTCCTTACCACAGGATCGACATCTGATTCTTAAGTTTTCCATTGTATCTCATTCAGTAAAAGATCTTAACATCCAAATAAATTTTCCATGTGCTTCATTCAAATCATCAACAAGATTAATAGTGCCCTTTGATTTTTGTGCTTCTGCTTCGTCAGATACTTGTGTTAAAAGGTCTACAATTTGTTGATTACACTTAATTAAATCATTCACCATTCCCATCGCATCCAAAGAACTATTTGCTTCTTCAACTTGCGAAACTTCTGTGATTCTCTTAAGAGTGCTAACTGGTTTGATTTTTAGAAATCTCATATGCTCGGTGAGACGATCAATCTCTTCGAACATTGCCTCATACTGCTCACCAAAAACAGTATGAAATTGATAAAATTCAGATCCAGTTACATTCCAGTGATACACCCAAGTTTTTTGAAAAAGAACAAAAAGACTTGCCTGCGTATCAGACAGAAGTTTGAATAACTTTTCCATTATACCATATTTTTTAGGTATTTATAAAGTGGGCAAAGAGGGATTCGAACCCCCGACCGTCCCGGTGTAAACGGGAAGCTGCTACCGCTGAGCTATTCGCCCAATAAAAGTCAAGACTGACTCATCATATATTCTACAGTATTTGCTACATCATTCATAGCATCACGAAGATTTTCTCTTTGACCCGATTCTTGTTTACGAATTGGTCTTGAACTATCAGTAAGAGTCCAACGCCATTGATTCATAGATTCACAATACCATAATTTAATATTCATTTTTAGAATACTCTAGTTTAATCCAATTAATCAGAGCATTGACTTCCATTCTATCTTTTTCAGACCAATCTAAAGTTTCTTTAACTCTAGCATAACAAGTAAGTGCGTCAATGGCAAGTTGCCTATCTCGTTGGGAAATAAGAGACATAAACCTCCTAACTCGTTTCCTATTATACTAAAAAGGGGAGTTGTTGTCAACCCCCCATATGTATATCAGTTACCGATACGACCAACGGCAATTCTTGCACGATTCAGAATAGAACCAGACAAAGGAACATATCCAAGGTCATCAGCAAGTGATTGTGCTTTAGAACTCAGTGCATAATTCAGTGCTGCACGAATAGCAGCAGTGTTTGCACCATTACCAGTCTTATAAGCAAGAATCCAAGTCAGAGTGGAGATAGGATAAGAAGTTGCACCAGCAGGATTTGGATTTTCCCCAGCAAGGTTTGCATCCAGTTGAATACCATTCAGTGCAGCAGAACCAGCAGCGGCAGTAGGAAGAACAAACTTACCTGCTTTGTTTTGGATTGCTGCTGCTTGGAGTTTGTTTGCTTTCACAAATCCAGTGTTAACATAACCAATCGCACCAGGAGTTTGACGAATGGTTCCAGCAACACCTTCATTACCTTTTGAACCAACACCAGTAGGCCACTTCACAGTTTTAGCAGCACCAGGTGCCCAACCACCAAATGCTTTCAGTGAGTTAGTGAATGCAAAGGTGGTTCCAGAACCATCAGAACGATGGACAACCCGAATAGGACCATTACCACAATTAGGAAGTTGTTTCCAGTCATTGATGCGTCCAGAAAAAATATCAACAGTTTGTTTCTGAGTGAGTTTCAGATTGCATCCTTTCTTATTGTAAGCAACAGCAATCGTCCCACCTACCATAGGAATTTGAACGACACCACGCTTTACTTTGGATGCTTCTGCTGTGGAGATTGCTTCATCACTTGCTCCGAAGTTAACTGTGCCCGCAATGAATTGACGAACACCAGCACCAGAACCAACGGACTGATAATTAACCCGATTCCCAGAAGTTCGTGCATAATCGGCAAACCATCGTTGATAAATTGGAGCAGGGAATGATGCACCTGCACCGTTAATAGTGGGTCCAGCAAGAGCAGCAACAGGAGCAGCAGCAACTAGACCAGCAGCAAAAATATGTTTCAGTTTCATAAAAAAATTTTAGAAGTGAATTGACTTCGTAAGTAATAATACTGGAAGATAACCTTAAAGTCCACTAAGATTTGGTTAAGGTTTTCATTACCTAATAAAAAAGCACCCCTTTATGGGGTGCTTTCACTCAACTTATGAGTAGATTATCAGAACTTGAAGGTAGTCTGGATTACACCACCCCAGTTGGAGGAGTTGCCAACAAGACGTTGGTTGTCACTTCCATAGATGATAGCAGGAGTGACACTGATGTTATCAGACACTTGATACTTGTAGAAGAATTCAAGCATCGTTGCTTTTTCAAGGTTTTCACCAGTAGGAGCCTGACCGATAGCAACGCCAGCAGAGTTACCAGCAACAAACACATCATCCCAAGTCAGACCAGCAAACCAGGACTGACTATTGGTAGCAGCACTAGGAGTGCCACTTACAGTATTCCAACCATAACCACCAGAGATAGAGGGAACCCAACCAGATTGAGTGGGTTGCCAGTATGCGTTGATAGCATAACCGTTAGAGGTTTGACCAGGAACCAGAGTGCCAGAGGCACCATTCAGACCATTGTAGGTACGAACACGAGTGCCTTCTGTGCCATAACGATAACCAAATGCGATACCATAGTTGTCACCACGATAACCGACCTGTGCCAGGGTGTTAAGAGCGCCAGACTTATCAAACTCACCAGTAGAACTATCAGCACCGTTTTGTGCCACATAGTTTACACCAGCAACAAGACCTTTCTTACCATACTGGACGCCGAAACCAGAACCAGTTGCCTTGTTATAAACACCAGGAGCGCCAGCAACAGCAAAGAAGTCAAGAATACCAGACTTATATGCGGTAGGCATCCAAGACATTTCGGTGTTACGAACCAGAGCACCAGCAGTTAGAGTTGCTTTGTTATTAAAAGCAGGGAACTGATAATACAGACGGTCAATTACGACTTCATTACCACTATCACCAGTGGTGTTATCTGCCTTATCAAGTTTGAAGATAGACGAACTGGAACCGAAAGGATTGCTACTGAAGTTAGAAGAACGCAGACGGGTCTTCAACAAATCTTTACCAGTGAAGGAGGTGTCAAGATTCAGACGAAGATCGTAGTTGAATGCGGTATGAGCGATGTCACCTTTCTTGGTTTGATACTTATCAACACCACCAATCACAAAGTTTGCTTCACCACGCAGTTTGGTAGTGGTAGAGAACTGAGTTGCTTCCAGTTCAGTAACTTGTGCTTCCAGTCCATCAACACGACCTTTCAGAACAGCGAGTTCTGCAGCAAACTCATTAGCAAGACGCTTGAGTTCGTCAGTAACTTCGGTCACACGATCCAGACAAGCATTCAGAAGTGCTGCTGCCTCATAACGGGTCATAGCACGACCACCACGGAAGGTGCCGTTAGGATAACCAGCAACGCAACCATAACGTTCTACCAGTTGCGAAAGTGCCTGATATGCCCAATCGGTAGGTTGGACATCAGAAAATTGAGTGACACTCGTGACCTGTTCTTGAGAAGTATATTGGTTGACTGCTGCCATATTAAGATCTGCGGCATTCGCAGCAACAGGAGCAACCATTCCCAGAGCAACAGGTGCGAGCATCAGTTGTTTGAGTTTCATATAGTTTGTTAAGAATTACAACTACAAGGTTTATTTAGACGCTCCAGGAATTATGGAGCAGTTTGCATTATAAGGGATTACTCTGTGTTTGTCAAGTGTTTAAATTAATGGTATAATATAAATAATGGTAGATAATAATTAAGGATTCGGATATGAAGAAAAGAAAAAGAACAAGTCCTATTTGGAATATCCCAGCAGATCAATTTCAAGAATTATTAAACACATCGAATTCTTTTGTAGATATTTTAATTAAGGTTGGTTTAGATCCTTACAATGGAAATCATAAAACACTTAATCATAGAATCAAAGAAGAAGGTTTTGATATTTCTATTTTAGAACAGAATAGAAAGAAAAATCAAGAAAGACATATGAAGTCTTTGCTTGAAAAAAGAACTTATAGTTTGGAGGATATTTTGGTTGAGAATTCAAGATATGGTAGTCATAAGTTAAAACAAAAACTTTTATCAAAAAATATTTTAGAAAATAAATGTAGTATTTGTGGAAATAAAGGAGAATGGTATGGTAAAAAATTATCTTTACAACTAGATCATATTAATGGAATTAATAATGATAATCGTTTAGAAAATTTAAGAATATTATGCCCCAATTGTCATTCTCAAACAGAAACTTTTTCCGGTAAAAAACACAAAGTCAGTAATTTTTGTGAGGATTGTGGAGAAAAAATCCATAAACAATCAAAGAGGTGTTTTAAATGCTCATCTACACTTAAAGGAATTAATCAAAGAAAATTTGAGATAAGCAAAGAAGAACTTGAACATCTTATTAACAAATACCCAATGACTACAGTTGGAAAAATATTGGGTGTCAGCGATAATGCAGTAAGAAAAAGATGTAAAAGATTTGGTTTATTAAAAAGCGGGTAAGGGGTGCTGCCCCCCTGCCTAGACCTTGGAAGGGTCTCACGCTACTGTTACGCCATACCCGCAAAATGGGAGATTTCTCTCCCAGCACATTCCTTCACACGGACGAAAGAAGTATAAGACAAATATTATGATTTGTCAAGCCCCCAGCGAGGATTTGCACCCGCGACTATCGCGTACAAGGCGATTATTTTAACTGCTAAAACTATGGGGGCGGCTCCAAGTGTCAGAATCGAACTGACCTATAACAAATTAACAGTTTGCTCCCGCACCTTGCGGGCTACTTGGAATGATGGTAGGAGGGATCTCTATGTGCGGACAGAATCACCTTTACCTTCATCCAGCCACAGAATACTAGGACTAGCGAGAGGGTTTGCACTTCCTACTTATTTGATGGAGTAAGTGTGATATACCTCATAAGGATATAACAGGGACTTACCCTCTATCACTTTTATATAGTAACAGACTCATAAGAATCTGTCAAGCGTCCTTTGAGAGATTCGAACTCCCGACACATAGGTTCGTAGCCTACTGCTCTGTTCCACTGAGCTAAAAGGACTTGGCGAAGGGTTAGAGACTTGAACTCTAATCTTTGGTTTTGGAGACCAAGATGCTACCAATTGCACCAACCCAACTTGGTATCCGTGAGAGGAATCGAACCTCCAACAAATAGATCCTTAGTCTATTGCCTCTTCCATTGGGCTACACGGATAGGTTCTGAGGGTAGGATTCGAACCTACGAATGGCGGGACCAAAACCCGCTGCCTTACCACTTGGCGACCTCAGAAGCCCTCAATTGGATTTGAACCAACGACCTACTCATTACTAGTGAGTTGCTCTACCACTGAGCTATAAGGGCGGGGTGTCGTATGGGAATTGAACCCATCTAGTCGGTTCCACAAACCGATGCCTTACCACTAGGCTAACGACACAAGGCAGTAGATAGATTTGAACTATCGACCATAGGCATATGAGACCCGTGCTCTGCCAGACTGAGCTATACTGCCAACGGAAGTGGTTGGATTCGAACCAACGGATGCCCTTAAAGAACATCGGCGGATTAGCAATCCACTGCATTAGACCTCTCTGCCACACTTCCAATGGAAACAACTGGACTCGAACCAGTGGTCTTTCGATTATCAGTCGAATGCTTTACCAACTAAGCTATGTTTCCAAAGTCGAAGAGGGTGGAATTGAACCACCGACACCAGGATCTTCAATCCCGTGCTCTACCATCTGAGCTACTCCCCGTTGGTATTCCTAACGGGATTCGAACCCGTGCTGCCACCTTGAAAGGGTGGTGACCTAACCGCTAGTCGATAGGAACTTGATGCTACAACCGCCAAGGAGGGGCACTCCACAGGCAGCGTAGCAACGACTCTAACGGGATTTGAACCCGTGATACTACCGTGACAGGGTAGCGTGATGACCGCTTCACTATAGAGTCAAGGTGGGAGGAGCAGGATTCGAACCTGCGAAGGCAGAGCCGACGGTTTTACAGACCGTTTCCATTAACCACTCGGACATCCTCCCATATGGACTATGTGTGATATACCTCATAAGGATATAACAGGGACATAGCCTCTGTCTTGCTACGGCATTCTGGTTTATCTTTCCAGCGCAAGTAGCAATGGGTCACCTGAGACTCGAACTCAGAACTTTCACGTTAAAAGCGTGCTACTCTAACCAATTGAGTTAGTGACCCATATAATGTGGTAATTATTCAGTTGTCAAGGTGCTGGTGGTCTCTCAACCACCCTTTAAGAATACCACAGAACCCAGTGAGGGGAAAGTGGTTTGTGCCAGTTCCGAAAGTGGTCTTGGCAGTTTGGGGTCTCGTTCCCCCACCGACTTATGTAATATACCACCGCTTCAATCTCTGGGTGGTAGTGGGTGGACACTTGAGGAAGTGTCACAAGCAACAAAAAAGGGAGAGAAACTTTTTGTTTCCCTCCCCTTCTTATTTGCTTTTATGGATTACATCTTACATATGTCTTTCCATATCCACAAACAGGGGAGTACCCTCAATATGCCAATAGCGGCAATCGAGATTACTAATCTGCTTGGTGGACATTTGGAAAGACATTGTTTTCGACCTAAGTGTTTTTATTTATAAGACTTTTTTGTTAAAAAGTCAACAGGCTCACTAGGAATCGAACCTAGAACAATTGCTTAGAAGGCAATGGTTATATCCATTTAACTATGAGCCCAAGAGACCTCCCTGTTTGTGCTTCTATGAGAGGCATGGGAGGGGCAGGACTTACAAGAGGTTTGGACCCCCTTTGCCTATGAGAGTATTATATCAGTCCTTAGGGCAGTCGTCAAGCCATGGAGCACAAAGTCTCATTGGTGGTGCGAGTGCCTTACATTCATCAGTATAACACAGACTCTCATCATTCTTTTCTTCTATGTATCTAGGTTGATACTTCTTGTCTGCTTCTTGAATAATTCTGTCATATTCTGGAGTAACTTGGTCTATTGCTCTAGTTACATCTCTTTCTACCCTGCGATTTATTTTGTCAGGATCTTTAAGTATAACTTCATTAATGATAGTTTGTGGGAAAAATTCTCTTTGAATCTCATCCAATAAGTCCCAAAGTCCATTTTCTGTTATCTTACTACATTGTGAGAGTGCTGCGATAAGAGTTGATAATATAATTCCTACTATAATAAGTTTCTTTTTATTTGGTTTCTTTCCAAAGTTAAAATTAAACATAAGAAAGGGGAGTAAGCAGCACTCCCCTTATATATCAAACTTCAGTCAAAATCAGTCGGTTGGCATAATCATAGGCATACGAAGTGCGGGCACCATGATGTCCCCACCCCAACCAATTATGTGCGAGTCTCATATAGTGATGAATCGAGTTTCCAGGTTGCTTGAGTTTATGCTCGATATCTTTCCATTGAGTCTCATGAATCATATACCGAAGTTGTGTGTCAATTGTAGAAGGGTTTCCACCATAACGAGCAGCAAAATCACCTAATCCATGATAACGATTTGATGAAGTCCACTGAATAATTCCAAATCCACCACTTCTACAACCCCTATAAGAGGTTCTAGCACCACCTTCACAAATATTCGGAACAAATGTAGATTCTTGTCGAATATTACCCATGACGGTGGCAAGGGCATACTTGTCTTTAATACCACGATCCTGAAGAAAACTCAGGGTCTTATTTTCGTATTCATTACACCCTTTACAAATTAGCCTTTTCTCTTTTGGCTTTGCGGGAGCAACCTCGCGGATTGCTGTCTTCTTTTCATCTACAAGGTCAAACTCTTTAATAACTGAGAAAGGTGCTTGTCCAGGAACTGGAGGAGGCGGACCTTGCATCTTGTAGTTGACGAATGGCAGTGATGCCGTACTGGTTGTAACCGTTGCCAGAAGGGGCAGGGCTACAGTAAAGAAATTTTGCACTAAATTTAATTGAACTCTACATCCGTATAGAAGGGGGGTATACCCTTTTCTCAAAGGGCACCTTCCACGGCTCTAATCACAGTCAATATCTCATAAAAAAAGACCCTGCTCATAACAGGGATTTTTACATAATAAGTTAATATTTAGGATTTGTCAAGTAGTCCAATTTTTGAAGTGGCACAGATAAATAATAAGTATGTAACTACTACAAATGCCACGAGAGTGGAACACTCCCAAAAGAGAACCGTGGAACGCACCGATACATAATATCCTCAAAGCAATCGATAATCACACTCAAGAATACTTCAAGAGTGGTAATATTTGGCATTTAGAAAAAGCAGAAGCATTAAGAGTATATCTTACAGAATTAAAAGCCTGGATACATCAACAAGAGGGGAGATAAAAATGAATGGTGTGGTTTGGAGTGTCATCATTATGTTAGGTATTGGATTAGCAGGAACTCTGTGGATAATTTACTACATACTTAAGATGGCAAATGATGAGTTAAATGTATCAGTACAGGATCAAAAAAATCACCAGGATAATTGATGGAGATACTGTTGATTTAGACATTGATTTGGGATTTAATATTACAGTATCTCATAGAATTCGTCTAAAAGATATTAATGCGCCGGAAACAAGAACATCAAACTTAGAAGAAAAAAAGAAAGGAATAGAAGCAAGACTTTGGTTGGAAAAAGAACTTTCTAAAGAAGGTCAATGGATTATAGAAACAACCAAAGAAGATAAATATGGCAGAATGCTTGGAAGTCTTCATCTCCTAGGAGAAGCAGTCACAGTAAATGAAAAAATGTTGAACAAAGGTATAGCAAAACCTTACATGTAAAATGAAAAAATTACTTCTTCTTGGATTACTGGTTATAAGACTCATTACCAACGAAGGAGTTTTCAATGAAGGAAGAAGACCTCAACCAAAAAGACAGTTTCCAGAAATCACCAAGTTCATCAGAAGACCTGCCAAAAGAGGTAGGAAAAAAGCATGGTTCATTACTGAATAAACTGATCTTTGTTATATGTGTTTCTATAATTAGTTTTGTTGGATTAAATTTTGTTGCTTGCAATTTTATGATTCCAGGTACAACAAATCATGCAAATCTTTTAGGAGGACTAAAAAATCCTCCCCCAACAGATTGCAAAGAATCTGAAAGAAGAGGATTTGAAACACTCATCACACTAATGACGACTATAATTGCACTCAAAACTAGAATAGAAGATACAAATTAATCAAGTTTTTCAACTTTTATAACATCTTTTAATGCGACCTACAGGCACTTTTATTTATTCAGTTTTTTAAGTCCTTCCATCCAGAGTTTACCTTCAGCAATTCTTCTTCTCTGCAATCCTGCTGCTACTGATGTGCCTGGATTATGATAGAGATAAAGAGCATCAGGAACTTTGTCCCATTCTTTATTTTTCAATACTCTAGTTATGGTATTGAAACCATCAGACCCATAAAATCGTGCTCCAAGATTATAAGCAAAAGATAGGAGAGCACCTTGCTGGTTTTCATTCATCTCATTCCAATAAGGAATGTTTTGAAGTGGTGGGAGAAACTCTTTTCTCAGTTGATAATAAAGAAGGTCATCTGCTTCGTCTTGTGTGATTTTATTTCCAATCATAAAACGAGTGCCATCTTTCCTGCGAGTGCTACCCCAACCAATCGTAATGGGAAGTCCACCAGTCAAAGGATCATAATATGCTTTTAGATGGCAACCTTCAAACTCTTTAATTAACTCTACCCCAGGAATTGGAAGTCCCTCTAGAGTTGGTTCTACTTTTTCATTACGATACCTTCTCGCAAACTCATCAAGAATTTCTTTATGAACTGATGCCTGAAGAAATTGCCAGGCATCAATCTGGTGCTGAAGATCTTGATGATACTTTACAGCATCTAAGAATTTAATGCTCATATTATAACCTCTTATGCATACTCATATTTAGTTAATTTACGACATTTCCAACCTTTATGAGATTTTCGCAACCCCTTTGATACCTTATTCATTAAAGGTACAAGTAAATCATTTTCTTTACAAAATTTCGAAAGATTTTTAACAATATAACAAACAGAATCTGGAGAGATTACTTCCCACAATTCAGGTCTATTATTTTCAAATGATTGTCTCAACAATTCTACTTTAATTTTTTTTTCAGTCTCTGATAATAAATTCCATTTTTGTTTTCCTCTTATCCTCGCATTATTTTTTATTTTATTTTTTTGCTCATCAGTAAGAATTTCATATGAATTTCTAAGTCTATCTATTTGTACTATTTTATCATTTAAACTTTTGTTTTTCCAGTTATTTTTAGCAATCTCAGATCTTTCAGCATTAGAAAATTTATGTATTCCCAGTTTTAATTTAACTTGAATTTTTCCCCCAATCTTACCACCATTGGAACAAGCAACGTTTCCAAATCCTCCACCACAATGTTCATTTAAACATAATGCATCATTTTTCCAATTTCTATTCTCCAAATAGTTTTTTTCATATTCATACATTTCTAAAGTTGGGTTATCTAAAAACAATAATGCAACGACTTGCTTTCTATATGAAATAGTTTTCCAATAATTTTTATGCGTTATAGGTGATCCAAAATAACCATCATTGACTGGATCATTACCTTTTCTTGTAGAGACACCACCATACCAATGTCCAGTTTCAAAAATAATCTGATACAAATATGAATTCCAAGAATCTTGGTCCATTTTTTTTCCGTTCTATTAAACCCGCATTACTATTTATAAGAGTTTATATTAGAAAAGGTACTCCAAAGAGCACCTAATCTTATCTGTAGAAATTGCGGGTTCAACAGACACTCCTATTTATGCAAATAAATTCTACCCCAACCGTCCTTAGGATGTTTAATAGTCCAACGTTTTTCTAGAGTAGACTTCCTATAGACTACTCTTCTTCCATTTTCTACTGGAGTTACATAATTTTCATAAAGATTTCCATAAGGGTCGTGAGCATAATAATCACCAGATTCAGTTTTGCCGATTATGCAAATCATATGACCTGAACCAGTAGGAGCAGATTCTGGACCACGATGTAAAATACCAATAACCACAGGGCGTCCAGATTTAAGTTCTCTGTCCAAATCATCAAAACCCAAGTCATACCTGAATGTAGATTTGACGCCATAAGACTCCAATACTCTTGTTTGAACCGAATGGTCTGTAGATTTTCCTAATGCCAGAACCTTTCTCAAATAAGCATCATCACCTTTTGCACCTGATGATAGAGATCCAGGTTTCATAAACTCAAGGAACATTGCACAAGCAGATGAGTTGCAAGTGGAGTCTGGAAGTGCGTAGTTATCAGTTTGTGGAAACCACCGAACATCCAATAGTATTCCTTTTGGTTCTGGTGCTTCTACCTTTGTTCTAAAAATCCTAACCCAATTTGATTCATCTTGCATCAGATCATTTGCTTTTGCAAGAAGGTCTTTTTCAAATTGTTCTACTGCAGCAACGTGCTTTGGATTTTTTTCGTCAAAGTATTTGAAAAAATTATGGAGATCGATTTGCATTTTTTAGTCTCCTATGTATTCTAGTGAAAAAATATCATGCTCTTCAATATCAGGATTCAACCATTCACAAAATTCTGATTGAATTGCGTGTGCTGCTTCGATGTCAATATCAGACAATTCATGAATTCTATCAATTGCCCAATCATGTGACTCCCGAAGAGTCTGTTCCAAAGTTACCATAATCTTTTTTCAAATATCTGCCGAGTATATTTTGATTATAATACATAGGCACTCCATCGTCAAGTGATTCTTTCAACACATTATTTAGAAAAAGTTGCCTTGTTTCCTCATAGTTACAATCCATTTTTGCAGTATGAAGACTTAGAATGACTCTACTGAAGGTCTCTTTACCATATTTCTTTACATCTTCTTTCAATTCAAAACAAGAACCATAGTATCTCTTCCAATCTGATTCTTGTTTTACTTTTCTTTTTTTGCCTGGTGGCTTTCTAAAGGACCAAAAATATTTTCTACCAATGTATTTTCGTTGGTTTGACTGATTGGTAATGAGATAAACAAACCCAAAGTAGTCCCCAATATCATCAGAGTCAAACACTTGGTCATTATATCTCCAAGGATTCTCATAGCTCATCTTATAGTATCTTAGAGCTATTATTTATCCTTCAACCGGGACAAAGGTAGTCTAGCAATAAAAAAGCACCCTGTCAAGAGGGTGCTTAGAGTTATGTGAGTTTTATATCAAGCTCCTGGCAATCCAGGAGTGACTCTAGGACCCTTATATCTATTTAACTTTTTAATAGAATCGCCAGTCATTTTTTGGTCATGCGCCATACCATGAGAACCTCTTCTTTGGTCATCTACAACCGCAGCAGCTCTTGAAGCAATAGCAGATTGCTCAACAATACTCTGCTTCCACTCTTCACTCATATTTGCAATAATTTCAATTGCTGCCTCTTCAGTTTCAGCATAACCTTCAGAAATTAGGTGCTCAAGGACTTGCTCAAACATATCCTTACCACCTTTCTTAGGAACCTTTCCTCTATCCTTAAGTCTCTCACGACCACCTTCAGCCCTCTCTTCTGGTGAAGCACTTGGACGGAATTTTCCTAGCATCAATCTGCCATGTATTTCCGCCTTAGTTTCTGGTCTTCCTCTTTCTTTATCTGCTTTACGCTGTTGTGATTCTCTTGAGAGAGCACTTAGACTTGTTCTTCTACCTTCAAAGATGTCTGCAATGGTCTCACCATCCATTTCCATCATTACATAATGTGCCTCGTCTACGGTGTCTGCGTGCCCGTTATCCAAGAGATACTCAAGAACTACATCATAAGCATCAAACTGCTCAAAGGCACTTCCTGGCTTCTTAGACCCAGTTGCTCTGTTAGGTGCTACTGGGGTTGGTTTTGGAGTTGCTGCAAGTTTAGAAGTGGCAGGAGCAACGCTTCCTGAAGCAGCAGGAGAGGTGCTAGATGCTGCAGCAGGTGCTTGAGATGGTCTTATAGCACGTAATTCTGCAGCCTGCTTTGCCATGGTGCTTTGTCCAGTACCTTTTTGAGTGCCTGCGGGGGTAACTTTAGCGGCAAGAGTTGGATTCGCTTTTGCCCAAGTTGCCATGTCCTTTGCCTTATTACCACTCTGTGGCGTAAATGTTGGCTTTTGCTTAGCAGTTGGTGGTTGGGAAGATCCTCCACGACCATTGCCACCGTCGCCTCCACTACTATTTCTAAAATTTTGTGGATATCTATTTTTTAAATCTTTGGCAGCATCAGCACTCAACTTCTTTGGATCATTGTAACTTACTTTACCTGCCAATGCAGATTGTGTTGGTTTTGCTGTGGTAGGTTTAACGGTCGAATCTGGCTTTCCAAGATCACTATCCATTTTTCCTTGACCTTTTGGCAGAGCTCTTAAAAGATCTTTTACACCACCAACTAAACCACCTGGTTTATAAGCATCCGCCTTTGCTTGATATGCCCTTGCAGCAGATGCTCCTCTCTCTTTAGCAGCTTTCTCAGCGGCTTTTGCTTCTGCAGGGGTCTGTCCTGGTCTATCTGCTTGTCTTGTATATTCTTTCAGATACTCCTCATACATATCTTCCCAAGTATACTCACTCAGGTCATAACCTTCTTCTACAAGTGAATTTACCCATACTTCAACTTCTTCCCAAATTTGCTCTTCGGTGATTTCTTGTGGAGCATAAACAGCAGCATATGCTTCCATCAATCCCTGTGCGTCACTTCCAGTAATTCTAGACATTTTTTTCTTTTTGGTTTTTTCTATAATTTTATTTATAAAAAAAGAGGGTCTTAACGACCCTCTAACCATTCTTTCTTGAAATCGTAATCACCAAACAGAAACTCATCGGATTCTGCTGCTTCTCGGTATGCGTTCAGGATTTCCTGCTCACACCATTCATCATAGTTGGAATCATCTTTGAGTATTTTAGGATTCATTTTTTATAAATCTACCATTACAATCTCTAGGAAGTTTTTTTCTTTTTCCTTCTGCCCAAACTTTTCTCATTGATTCACGCTTTCTTTCAATTTCTTCTGGAGTTTGTTTTCCAGGTCTTCCTTTTCTATGAGATGATTTAGAACACTTTTCTCTTATTTCTGGAGTTCTTTCATAGGGAGTGTATAAATTTTTATATTGTTTTGGTGGCTTATCTCCACCATCAGTTTTATTTTCTAGAATTCCAGTTTTATTGTTTAATCTGCCCCATTTAGAAATTAAATTAATTTCTTCATTTAATGCAGTTTCTTCATCAACATTTTGTAATGGAAAAATAACTCTTTCTGGAGGTGGAACCTCTACACTATGGGATTTTTGTTTCCACCTATTATCCTTCCCCTTACCAACATAGTAAGGGGTCCCATCCTCCCTCAAATAAACATAAACATAATAATTCATAACTGAAATCCAGAAAAAGTATCAGACTTCATATCATGCTTAATTCCACCAATCAAATATGTCTCTTGTTCCGTTTCCTGGGGTGCGACTTGCAATCCTTTTGATTCAATCCAATGAGAAGTCCAGGGAAGTGGATTATTCTTCGCAGAAATGTCATAAAGTGGTTTCAGACCAATTGCCTTCATTCTACGATTGGCAATCCATTCGACATACTGCTGTAGCAATTTGTCATTGAGACCAATCATAGATCCGTCTTTAAACAGATATTCTGCCCAAAGTTTTTCCTGGTTTACAGCGTTTTCAAAGGTCTTATAAACCCATTGCTCCTCTTCTTTAGCAATTCGTGCCATCTCAGGGTCATCACCTTCTTTCCACTTATTCATAATGTTTTGAGTGATAACCAGATGCTGATTCTCATCTCTAGCAATTAGTGAGATGATTTTTGCACTTCCTTCCATAAGCTTGAGTTCGCCAAATGCAAAACTGCAAGCAAAACTGACATAAAAGCGAATACCTTCAAGAATATTAACATTTGCAACTGCTCTGAACAGTTTTCGTTTAAGTTCATATCTTGCCTCTTGTGCGTATGGAACTTGTTCTAATGCGTGAACCCATTCATTAGATGTACCATAATGCTGAGCACTATTGATGAAATCATTATATGCCTGAGTGACACTCACGGCACGTTCTAAAATTCTATCATCTCTGAGAATAGTATCAAAAACTTCAGATGGGTCTGAATATACGTTTTTGATGATATAAGTGTATGAGCGAGAATGAATCATCTCCATAAACTCCCACACCTTCATACACGCTTCCAGTTCGGGAAGAGAGCAGTAAGGCGCGAACGCCATACCAGGACCTCTTCCTTGAACGGAATCTAACATAACCTGATACTTCAGGTTGCTGGTAAAAATATGTTTTTGTTCTGGACGAAGAGATTGATAATCTCCTCTGTCTTTTTGAAGCGAGACCTCTTCAGGTCTCCAGAAGTAACCTAGTTGTTGAGTTGTTAGTTTATCGAAAACTGGATATTTGTAAGAATCATATCTTTGAATTCCTAATGGTTGGCCAAAAAACATGGGTTGCTTTTTGGTGTCTACTTCTTGAGAATTAAAAACGGTCATTGATTCGACCATTGGTTTCTCCTCTGAATTTTTTTTGAAACTAAATGTCATGATTTTTTTCTTACTAAACTAACTCAACTGTTATATTTAACGAAACTAAATTGTGCAACTATCACAAGAAGATTCATCATTACTCATAATATCATTAAGAAGAGATTCAAGTTTTTCTTTTTTATCTTCAAGTATTTCATCATTCTTCATATCATTGGTGTTTTGATAATAACTTGTTTTCCAACCCATTTTGTAAGTCATCAAAAGATCTTGTGCCATTACTGAAGTTGGGACTTCATTATCTGGATAGTTTTCAGGATTATAAGACCAGTTTCCAGAAATTGCTTGGTCAAAGAACTTTTGCATCACAGCAACAATGTTGATATAACCACGGTTGCTAGGCATATCCCAAAGAAGCGTATAGTTGTTCTTGAGAGTTTGATATTGTGGGACAATCTGCTTAAGAGGTCCTTTTTTCGACTTCTTAACGGACAGGTATCCACGAGGAGGTTCGATTCCATTGGTTGCGTTTGACACAACGGAACTGCTCTCCGATGGCATCTGTGCGGACAGTGTTGAGTTTCTAACCCCATACTGCTTAACCTGTGCTCTAAGACTTTCCCAATCATACTTCAATTCATTAGGGACGATTTCATCAACGTCCTTTTTGTATGTATCAATCGGAAGAATTCCCTGAGAATACTTAGTGCGATGTGAATACTCACAGGCACCTTTCTCTTTCGCAAGATTGACTGTTGCCTGAATCAGATAATACTGAAATGCCTCAGTCAAGTCATGAACCAGTTTCCAGGCACCAGGATCGTCATAATGCTCCCCATGCTTAGCAAGATAATGTGCGAGACCAATATATCCTACTCCAAGAGAACGACGTGCTCTGGTGGCGATTTCTGCTGCTCTGACGGGATATCCTTGGAAATCAATGAGTTCATCAAGACTCCTAACAGCAAGATCACAAAGACTTTCAAGATCCTCATTAGTCTTAATTTTACCAACATTAATAGCACTAAGAATACAAAGAGCAATTTCACCATCAGTATCATCAATATGTTGAAGTGGTTTAGTTGGCAAAGTTATTTCTTGGCAGAGGTTACTCATCTCAACCTTATCAAGGAAAGAAGAATGGGAGTTACAATGGTCAATATTCATAATGTAAATACGACCAGTCTCTGCCCTCTCTTTCAGAAGATTCAGAAAGAGTTCTTGAGCGCCGATAGTTTTTCTTGGAATAGATGTATCTCGTTCATAAGATACATATAACTCGTCAAATCGATCAGTGCCAAAAGCATCATACAAACCAGGAACGTCGTGTGGAGAGAAGAGTGAGACTTCTCCGTTTTGAATGAATCGTTCATAGAAGAGTTTGCTGATTTGGATACTGTAGTCTAACTTACGAACACGATTGTCCTCAGTTCCCTTATTATTTTTCAATACTAAGATGTCTTCGATTTCTTGGTGCCAAATGGGGAAGTGAACCGTAGCTGATCCACCTCTAATGCCATTCTGAGTACAGCATCGGACAGTCGCTTCAAACTTCTTGAGGAATGGAACAACACCTGTGTGCTGCACTTCTCCGCCTCTGATTTTAGCGTTGATGCCACGGATTCGACCTGCGTTGATACCGATACCCGCCCTTTGTGCAACATATCTGCCAATAGCCATATCGCTAGTAAAGATACTATCGAGGGTGTCATCAACATCAACCAGAACACAACTAGCGTATTGTCTAAGTGGCGTTCGCACTCCTGCCATGATGGGGGTTGGAATGTTGATCTTGTGTTTGGAGATTGCGTCATAATACCTCTTAACGTAGTCTAGACGGGTTTCCTTAGGATACTTGGAGAAAATAGTTGCCGCAATCAAAAGGTACATAAATTGTGGCGTTTCATATAAGGCACCAGTGCTTCTATCTTGCACGAGGTACTTATCAACGACCTGACGTAGACCTGCATAAGTGAACAAGTAGTCACGACCATGATCAATAAAAGACTCAAGTTTCTCAAACTCTTCATCAGTATAGAGGTCCACAATTTCCGCATCGTAAACTCCTTTTTTGATACATTCATCCACATGTTGTTTGACAGTTGGTGCCTCATGCATACGACCAAAGATCTGTTTACGAATCGCAAACAGAAGCAAACGTGCTGCGACGAATTGATAATTAGGATGATCCAGGTCAATTAGATCAGAAGCAGACCGAATCAGAATCTCCTGAATCTCTGCCGTTGTAATGCCATCATAGAATTGAATACCAGATTGCATCTCAACTTGACTCGCAGAGACCCCTGCAAGGTCCTTACATGCCTCTTCTACCATTACATGAAGTTTATTCAACTCCAATACTTCAGTAGCACCATTTCTTTTAACGACTTGTGTTCCGTTACTCATATTTTCTTCCAATTGTTAAACTTGATTTTTGCTTCTAAACCAGAGTAGATATTTGATTTTAACACATCCATAACATTAAGTCCAGCAAGCACACAGTCATTAATATCCTTGTGCTGAATAGTTATGGGCCAAATCACTACTTTGTCGCCTCTGTCGATGGTTTTTGATATTCGGTTGACGATTTCTCGATTACGTGGTTCGTTATCAAAAACGTAAATATAATCGCACCAACCAAACGACCTAATATCAAGGTCGGACCCACACATAGCAACAGCATTTTGTATAAATGTGGAATCGAAGGGTCCTTCAACGATGTAAATGGGTTTCGTAGAATCAATTTTCTCCATCCCATAGATTTTTGGTGCGTCATCAGAAAGCATCACAGTGATATATTTAACAGGGTTTGGACCTAGTGCTCTTCCCTGAAAACCGATGAGATTACTTTCACTATCATACATTGGTATAATAATGCGACACTCATCTTTACGAATGTCGCTGAAAGTATGCTTTTGAGTATTCACCCACTCCTTGAATTTGTCAGCATAATAAAACTTTTCAGGATTCAGTTTCCTCTTTTCCAGATATTCTCTGGCAGCAGGATTCTCTGATGCCTTGGGTAAGTCCAGTTTCTTTTTGAAGACGGGTTTAGCAAACTCAAACTTTGGTTCTTCAACCACGAAGTTTTTACCCGTATATCCTTCCTTAAACTTCTCAAGTGTATATTGCTTATGAAGCACAGGGTCCAACTCCTTCAAGAAGTTATTGAAGGACATACTGGCACCACAATTATGACACTTGAAGTTAGTGTTACTCTTTACAGGGTATAAGTATCCCCTAGTCTTGCTTTTATTGCGTTTAGAGTCTCCGCAAAGAGGACATCGGAAGGTGTATAGATTTGCCTTGACCCTCTTAAATTTTTGTAGTCGTGAAGAAACGAGTCCAATATATTTGGAGTCAATCAAATCCATTATGAAGAGGTTATTACTTCGTGCTCTCTACTTTAACAGGTGCTTGGTCTGGTGTCAAGATATCCACGACCATATGAGATTGGGAAACTGCGAAGGATAAGAGGATCGCTGCCCCTGCGATTATCCAACGAAACTTAGCAAGTTCCTCCAGTTTTGTTTCTAATGATTGAATTTTTTCAGATACTTTTTTATGCTGCTCTTTATTTTCCTCTTTCATTTCATGAATCATATTTGATATCATATCATCAGTCTTACTACAATTTTCAATCTTTTCCTCATGGACTGCCAGCATTTTACTAATGTTTTGACTAGTCTTCCCCATTATTTGAATTGCTTCGTCTATTTTCCTCATCATAACTTCATAGGATGAGAGTCTCTCTTCTAAGACGGCAATTTTCGTGTCGGATGAGGTATTTTGATTAAACATCGTCGGAGGATATGAGATTTGCTACATTAATTCATAACAAATCTACTAATATTTATTTTTATTATTTTTGCTTAAGATATTGTAACCACCACTTACGAGACCCTTTTCCACCTTTAGCATAATTCTTTTTACCCTTCCAAACAGGAGGAGTCCCAGTCTCAATATTATATCCAAGAGACTTTTCTCCATTACCAACTACATTGGCAATTTCACCTTCTTCTTTGATGTTATGAATAATTTGAATTAACTTATCTAACTTATCCATCAGATTGCTTGTAGTTGTTTTAGACACTCTTCGTCTTCTTTGATATCATGTATTTGAGTTCTTGGATACTCGGGAAATCTATTCAAAAATAAAAGAAAACTTTTGATTGAGGACCATAACTCCATATCCAAATTATAAAATAATAAAGGCACAGCAGCATCATTGAATACATTAAAAAGTATTGTGAGATGATTCAAAATAAGGTGAGTTTTGAGCTCACCTGTATTTTTGTATCTTTTTAACAACCTTTTAACATATCGTATTCTCTTTAAATCAGATTCAAAATCCTCCATTGTAACTGCTTGAGGATTATCATAAAATTTTATAGCGAATAACAAATAGTTGTCTTCATTCAATTCATCAAATTTCATACCATATTATCATGCATCTGGGAATAGTGCATCGTCTGCAGCATCATTAATAATAGTGCTTCCAGCAACTAGAGTTTCAGACTTTACTCTCAAGTTTCCATGAGTATCAATATAAGTCACAATACCAACCCAACCTGCGTGAGGTGGAGCAAACTTGCGAGCATCTCCAGAAGCAGCGTTAACGACATACTGCTCAGCAGTGCTTACACCAACAACTCCTGTGAATACTGGGCTGGTTGAGAATCCAGTTGTCTTAGACTCGGGTGCTCTGTAAATTGAATCACCAAGAGTGTAAATTGGTTCTTCAGAAATATTATAAGTAGCACCAGCAACAGTTGTTAGTCCAGAGACAAAGTTTGCTGTATTTGCGATTGAAATAGTTGTAGATGTAAATCCAGTAATAACTGCATAACCATAAGTAGCACCGGTGCCAACAGTTATAACATCACCAGTCTTAATTCCAGCAGTGGTAAAAGTAACAACGCCAACTGCTCCTGTTACGGTATTATTTCCAAGATTTACGGCAATCGTGCCAGTAGAATAAACCGAATCGTTATTGCCCCAAAGAGACATGTTTCCTTACCTTTAAATTCTTTTATATTGATATTTATAAAAAAAGGAGACCTTATAAAAAGGTCTCCTTGAAAATATTAGAAAGAAATCAACCCTCTAATTTTTTTGCTCCTCTCTTCTTTAGTTGTTCTTGAACTTGAAGAAGAATGAAAGAAAGAATACCATTAGACTTAAACTTAGTGTTAGCACCCATCAATTCTGAAACAATCAGAAGAATAGTTGCTAACGCGGCTTCGTTAGCCATAATCCAAGCCCAAATAACTGCGAGTGACATAATAACCTCCGTGTGAAGAGTGTCCTATAATATTTAGATTAGTCGTATCTTGAACCCATTTCAGATCCACGTTTTCTTTCTTGTTTTTTAAGATATTTACCAGTTGTTTCTGGAGGATTCAATCTTGATTGCTGAGAACCTTCTCCGCCCCCTTTTACTCCTCTTTCAGTTCTAGAACCACCTTCTCCACCAGATACCCAGCGGCGTCCACCTTTTTCTCCACGCTCTCTATTTTGTTGACGAGCGCCGATTAAATAAGGTCCTTCTCTTCTTTCTGGAGAACCTTTACCTTCCTTTTCAGAACGACGAATTTCGTCGATTACTTCAACTTCTTCACAAGAAGTCATTACAATAGGATTCTTAGCACCCATTGCTCTTGCATAATTTTTAGCAAGATTCATCGCAGTTGGAAGAGAGCGAGAATCTTTTTCCTCTTGCTCCTTCTTTGCTTTTTTATCTGCTTGAGAAACAGACTCTTCCTTAACTGGTTGCTGTTGTGGTTTTTTCTTTGCACCGAAGAGTTGCTGCATTTTTTGTGGCAACTCATCAACTGCCTTCATAATATTAGTAGGAACTTGTGGAGCACTTCCACCGCCTTTTGGTTCTACTGCTTCTTTATGAGTAGGAAGTCCTTCATGCTTAGTCTTCGCAAACTTTTTTGCTTCCTTTTTACTCATACCCTTAGCAGCAGCCGCTACTTCTGGAGATGCTGGTTTTTCGCCCTTTTTAGCAGCATAAACCATACCCATAAAGCGTTGTTGTGCTTTACTTACTGCCTTTTCTGCGATGAAGGCACCGTCCATATCATAATGAGCAAGTTGCATACCGCGACCACCATTACTATTTCCAGGTGCTTCAGGATTCACAGTTACCTTATTTTTACCTTTCATCACATCAATTTTTTTATCATTGGTATCATCTTCATCTTTTACTTCACCAATAAACTCTTCCTTGACTCCACTTCTCTTTTCAATTGCAGCACCACGCACCTTTCTACGATTCAGAAGATACTTATCAGTTTTATCGTGGTCTCCATCATTATCAATATCTTTGTCTTCTTGACCGACAGGATCTAGTCCTTTACCTGCTTTTGCTTTTGCAGTTTGCTCACCCTTTTTCTTCTCACCTTCATAAGGCTCACCATAACCAGTCATTTCAACAGACTCAATATTAGGATTAGCACGAAGATCACTAATCTTTTGACGGTCCGCATATCTTACATATGAGCGACCATCTTTTCCAGTAACTCTTACTTTATACTTCTTATGCTCAGCAGTCTCTAACTTCTCCATGTAAGTTAGACGAATTGGTTCTTGCTCCTTCTCCACTCCCTCAACAAATACCTTATAAAGTGCGTTTGCAACATGAGAAGATGCTACATCTTCAATATTGAAGTCTTCTGCTTGCATACCACCCTTACCGAATAACTTTTGCTTTACCATAGTTTTTTCTTGAGCACTCATGCTGCTGTTTTGCATATATTGAGAATATGCTGAGCGAAGAGGAAGTTCTTCTCTTCTTGCTCTGTAGCGAATATCATAAATCGCTTGCTTGACTCTTTTCTCCGGAGACTTCTTCCCATCTCCTCCTTTGTCTCCACCACCTTTCTCATCTGAAGGTGCGGCAGCAGGAGCGTGTTTTCTTGCTGGGAGCTCCTCAGCGATATTTTTTTTCATGAGAAAACTTTAATTTCTACTTTTTTTTCTATATTTATTTATGAATTCAATTCCGTATGCTCTTCCGCCAGGTTGAAGATTTTCCTTTCCAGTACCAATTGCACCTGGAGTTTGTTGAGCAGCATACTTAAAGTAACCAGTAGTTCCTACAAGAGTATTTGGTTTTCCAGGAAGTCTCATTTTTCTGTCCATTCTAACTTCAGTATATTCTCTGAGGTCCTTAATCCAAGACTTAAACATCTGCCCAGATTCAGTAACACAAATTAGATAATTAGTTCCTCTACGAATAATACGACCAACTAATCCTGTGTTTAAATTTTCAACAACTTCTCCAATTCTAAAGATAGATTCGGTAATATAGTTTTCACGAAGAGATTGGAAATCAAGTTTTGGTGCAATCTCCCAGATATCCCAACCTTCTTTAACACTCATCGCTCCACGAAGAATATCAAACAATTCTTTTGCTTCAGATCTTTTTACATCAGGTGGTAGACCAGACCTGAATGTTTTGAAGTCATTTTCGGCAGCAGCAAGTCTCATTCTTGAAGCAGACATACCCTCCACACCCTTCGCATCAGGATCTCTGTCTCCTGCAGAAACAACTTCAATGTTGTCAAACTGATACAGTTGCCCATTGTAATTATTAGAAAGTTTCTCAAATTCTTTGACTCTATCCGCACCTCCAATGATTCTTACATTTGTATACCCATCATTGTGTGCCATTCTTAGCACATCAAAAATTGTTTTAGTATTGGGGTCATTAACAATATTTCCAGCGTGTGCAGGATAAAATCTCTGCATATAATTAATCTTAGTATCAGCATCTAATGGATTCTTCTTCTTATCCTGACTGCGAGAAGGGAAAATCATATATTGACCATCTTCATCACCTGCTGCAGCATTTGCAGCAACATCCATCAGTTGTTGATGTCCGATCGTTGGAGGATTAAATCTTCCGAAAGCAACAGTTAGAGTTCCCTTCGTCTTTTCTACTGGTGGAGGTCCAACTTGCTGTGGAGGTTGTTGTGCTGCTACTTGTTGTTCTGGAGCAGGTGCTTGTTGCTGTGCTGCTTGCTGTTGCACTAATGCTGGATCGTTATATCCAGGAGAAGCGATTGTTTTTTCCTTTTCAGTTTGTGGAGGGTCTTTTTCACCAACTTTTTGTCTCTTATTATAAAACTTAAGTTGCCCACCTTCGGTTTTAGCAACAAACTCTCCCTGCCGATCATACCAACCACCATGACCATCTCCAACAAGACCAAGACGCTTTGCTTGCTGAGAGGCAGACGCTTCTGCTAAGAATTGGAAAAAACTTTTCATTATCTACTTAATATTGTGTAACCAATTACGCTTTTATAATAGTTATTTATTAATCACTCAAGCTTATAGTATGGTGCAGAATAAGTTGCCTGAGAACTTGCATACAAATAAAAGTCTTGAACTACACTATCCCGAACTTCACCAGATATTGAATTAATTATTTGAAACAACTTCATAACAAGATATTTTGAATATCTATACTTATTTGATTTTTTTTGTATAGCGTTTGCGGTATCTTCAATTTGCTGAGATTTAATTATTCCATTTGATGCCATTAACTGAGATATATTCATACAGTGATCCATAGTATTTTTAGTAGCAAGTGAAGCTGACTCTGTAGATGATGGAATTTCAGAAAGTCCATATCTTCTTAAAATAAAGTTAATAGGTCCAAGAGAAATTTTACCTTGATTAGCAGATGCCCCCTTTATTTCTCCCTGCCAACCAGTTAAAGAAGTCTCTCCACCAAAACTTCTAAATTGAATTTTTTCACTATTGAGAGATCCCCATTGAATATATCCATCCATAGAATCTATGTTGCTAGTTGTTCCATAAAATTTTGCTTTGTTTACTTTTGTATCTGATGGAAAATTTTTCTTTGATATTTTTCCACTACCATACATTTTTTTAAGAGATACTCCAATAACCTGATTATTTTCAATATATTCATACATTTGAGCGTTTAAACCACGTAAAGATATTTCCTCACCGAGTTTTCCAAGATTAGCATTGCTACTTATCATGTAAATATCTGCCGGACTCCATTTGTTAAGATTACCAAATGCCTTTTCCGACTTATTAATTCTATTAAAGGTATTTTCAATTAAAGAAACTTCACCAGAACCCCTATGAAAAGTAAAACTTCCTTTACCTTTAAAATATCGATATAAAGCATTTGCTCCTAAAATAGATGAATTTATCCAATCATCAGGAAGATCATTAATTATACTCTGGACGGATGAATCAATAAATGCAGTAGATGATGCCTTTATAAAATTATCTTTAGTAACATCTATAATAGTCATCTCCCTCCTCAATACATTAAATACCATTGCAGCATACAATGCTTGAGCAGACTCTGATAATTTCGTAAGAGCAGCACCTGCTCCAGAACCACCTCCTCCAGATTTTTTGTATATTAATTTTATTACAGAATTTGATTTTGGTAAAACAATTTTAGTTACTGGAAATGATGACTCACTTTTATCAATTTCATTTTTAAAGTTAACTCTTCTTATTTTTAACTGTTTTGAAATATTATCCTGGTCTTCTGCTCTTTGTGTTGAAATTATTCTAATCTTATCTACTTTTGGTCCAGTTTTAACTACCTTAGTTTCATATCCAGACAATACAGAATTTACTGCCAATAATATTTCTGAGTCTGTCATTGCTCTTTTTTATTTTATTTTATTTTTATTTAGAAGTGCCCAAGAGAGGACTCGAACCTCCACGCCGAAGCACATGATTCTAAGTCATGCGTGTATACCAGTTTCACCACTTGGGCATATGGAGATAAGGAGACTCGAACTCCTGACTTCAACCTTGCAAAGGTCGCACTCTACCAACTGAGTTATATCCCCAATAAAAGAATTATATCACCTAATCGGCATCAGGTCAAATAATTCTGGATGAAGTCTTCCATACTTCCTCATAATCTCACCTGCCTTTGCATTTGCTTCATTTTCAGCAGGACTTCCAGGATTCGATGAGATTCTTTTACCATCCATAATTTGCTTATAATGAATAAACTCATGAGATACTGTCCTCAGAATATCAATAGGGTGGCGATTAATAATACTAATATAAAGTATTTCCCGATTCATCATACCAAAAGTCATATTGTTTTTGGCAAAATCAGAATCATCTATGAGCACATATGGAATATCATATGTTAAACGAAGTTCTCTTTTAAGGAAGACGATAAATCTTTTAAGAATAGCATCAAACTGTATTCTTGTAGTTGGTCTTCCTTTTCTTTTGCCAATCAAAGACATTTTTTGAAATATTTATTATACACCAAGTGCTTCGCTGATACTATTATCAATATCTTGAATAATATTGCGAATATCAGTAATACGGGGAGGCACACTCATTTCATCATAAGTATATCCTTTTTGTGCATCAAAAAGGATTTGCCGAACTGCGGCAGCACAGCGAGCATCCATTTTAAGAGTTACTTGTTTTTCTTTAGTCATCGGTCATCAGCAGCGCGGTTTTCAGAGAAGTAAACATCAAAAGCACCCTCAGGATAACGCTTGAGAAGTTTTTGAACATTACGAGCAACCACATCATCAAGGGTCACATCAAGTGCCATACATGCTTGTGCGACATACCACATAATATCACCCAATTCAATAATCAGGTGCTCACGATTATCTTCATTATAAGGTTTGCCTTGGAACACCATTTTTTTTACAATCTCCATAAACTCACCACCTTCGGCATTGATACCAACAGCAGAAGTCAGGAGTCGCTCAATGTTTGCACCTTTCTCATCAAGAGCAACCAGACGATCAGAAAGAGCAAGAAAGTCTTTGGACGCATCAGAAGTTACGGCATCCACAAACTCAGCATATTTATCAAAATTTACGTGTTTAGCAGTTTCCATTAAAATTTAAATCCTTCGAACGACTTTTTAGGTTTTTTGTCTTCATCATTATTATACTCGTCTTCTTGTCCAGAGTCAAGTATCTTGATAGTCCATCCTTTATAAGTTTTCCTTTCTCCCTTTAAAATACGAGTAAAATAACTTTGAGAAAACTTATTATCTCTACAAAACTGTGCAAGATTTTTTATTATTAAAATAGTTCCATCTATGTTTTTCAATTGATAAATGTTTTTGCTATGAGAGAAAGCAATTTTTTCTTTACAACTATCAGTAAGTTTTTTACCAGTTCTATATGCAATCATTTTATCAACAGTTTCTTTTGATAAAACTTTTCCTTTATGTGCTTTACTTATACTTTTTTTATGCTCCACACTTAAAGGTCTTCCAATTAATTTTTGTCTTCTTTTTTCTATAGAACTTTCGGATTGCTTAAACCCTCTTGCACATTTACCACCTTCTTTGATATTAAATCCATTGTCTATAGAATCATAATATTTAATCCAATATTGTTCTCTTTCATCTAATAAATTTTTATCTTCTATTTCTTCAACTATACCATAAACAAAATCATATTTACTATATTTTTGAATTGCCCTGCTAATTTTAGTTTCATTCATAGTTCTAAAATGACGCAAAACTCTTCTTTGCATCTTTTCAACAGTTTGCCCTATATACTTTTTACCGGTAGATAAACTATGAATACAGTAAATAATTCCCATTAGAACTTAAATCCATCAAATGACTTTTTTATTTTTGGTTCGTCATCATAGACATAATCTTCATCTTTACCAGAATCTAAAATATCTTTTTGAGCAGTTTGTTCACAATCATAAAGACGCATTTTTGCTCTATCAATTCCCAACACGAACCTCTTATATTTATCAGTTGAAGAATAACGATTTTTTAACTGTTTCACCATAATCTGCCCCAACTGTTCTAATTCTTCAGTGCTAATAAGAGCAAACATAAGATCGGCAGTAGCAGGAAGACCAAAGGACTCACTTGTATCAGTTAATTCTGGATCAGAAGATCCAAATCCACTTCGTGTAGTTTGAGTCGCACTGACGATAGGTACATTAAACTCTACCGCAAGACCACGCAATTCTTCAGCAATTGCCTTGATATAAGAATACGAATTAACAGAGAGATTTGACTTATACCTACTGGAGGCACAGATATTCAGATAGTCAATAAAGATAATATCGGGTTTAAATGACTTCTTCAAAGACAATTCATTCATAAGTGCCTTGAAGTGTCCACTATGTGCCGAAGCAGTTGGATACTCTTTAATAATGAGAGTGCCCTGAGTTTTCTTAGCAAGGTTTGTCACCTTACTTTCAAACATCTGCCTTGGCAAATCTGTGATGTTTTGAATCGGCACATTCAGAAGGTTTGCGTCAATTCTTTCAGCAATACGTTCTTCTGCCATTTCCATCGTAATGTACAAAACGTTCCTCCCTTGGAGCAAGACGGAGCTAGCCACATGGCACATGAATAAAGACTTGCCGACACCCGTACCAGCAAGAGCGATGTTAAGAGTTTTGTTAGGGAGACCACCTTTCGTGATTTTGTTAAAGTATTCAAGATCAAATTCGATTTTGTCTTCTTGTCTGTGGTAAAACTCATATCGTTCTTCATAGTTTTGTAGATAATCGTGTCCAATATTATTATCGAAAGATACTGCTAGGGCATCTGAAAGAATACTAGGAATCGCATCACGATTCTTTTTTTCATTGTTTCCATCGGCAATATGGATTGATTCCATAAGTGCCAGATAGATAGCACGATCACGACACCACTTTTCTGTAGTGTCAAGCAACCACTGCTTTTCAACAGGAAAATCATTCAGAGACTTATTAATTTCTCTGATTTCTTTTACCTGATCTTCAGTCAGGTCTGTGCGATTTTCTATCTCAATGTTGAGTGCTTCGATGGTGATTGCCGAACCATACTTGACAATGAATTGAACAATCTCCTCAAAAATGACCTTTTCGGATTTGCTCTCAAAATAATCTGGTTGTATGAAAGGAATGACTTTACGCGAGTAATCTTCATTGTATATCAGGTTTCTAAGGATTGTAGTTTCAATTCTTTCCATTACTTATAATGTAAATATGTGCTCATAATATACTTGGACTCACTTATAGGAGCATTTCCTTTATGGGGAAACAACCAAAGTGGAGGGAATATCAATAGTGTGCCCTTTTTAGGTTGAATAGTCAAATCTTTAAAGACAGTCTCTCCACCAGTTTCAACATCATTTAGATACCACATAAAAGATAAAAATCTCCGTGCTGATGGATAGTCTAGCACATCAACATGAGTATCAAAACGATCCTCACCACCAGGATTATACTTCTTTATACGAAACTGCTCAAAAGCATGATCTTTTGGAAACACCCTAGTATCCACAAATTCATAATACTTATCACGGTAAGTAAATACATTTTTAATGACATGATTATGAATTTGATTTACTTCTGAAGAAATTTCTTTATTCTCCGTGAGATTAAACTGTGTGAAATTAGGTTTCCCTTCATTCTCAAACCTCTCATGCTTATCAGAAGTCTGCTCAAATAATGAAATCAAAAGATCGCAAATATTTGACTCTAGAGCATTTTCGTAAATGTGAATAAAATCATTTAATTCATCCATAAGAGAATTGTTGTTTTGCGGCAGCATCAAGTTGCTGCATTACTTCTTCGGTAAAATATTGGTCTGGATTTTTTAGAATTTCCTTACCATAAATTTTCTTACCATTAATCTCATATCGTCCTGCCACATTCTTCCACATTCCTGCTTCTTCACCAAGTTCGAGAAGACCATAATATCGGTCAAGACCTCTCTCATCATAATAGAGACGCACTTCAACTTCTTGGTTTTCTTTACTCAGACGTGATTTAGCAGTCTTTGCCTTAATGATATTTCCAACGACTTCTGTGCCATCCTTTTCTTTTTTCTTTGAGAGATAGATGATTGTAGAAGCAGCATACTTCAGACCACTGCCACCACCCATTTCTTTGGTGGGGACATAAGCACCAATGACATCATAGGTGTGGTTGGTTACAATCATAGGAATACTTGCCTGACCCAGTTTAAGAGTAAGCATACGGAAGGCACCTTTGACAAGTTGCGATTTAGTCATATCACGCACTTGCTTATCATTCAGAGCATCAGTAATCTCCTTCTCCGTAGAAAGCATACCCAAAGAGTCTAGCACAAACATACAGGGTTTGCGTTCTGCTTCAGGTTTTTTTAGATAGATATCCACTGCCTTGAGTGCCTTACCACGAAACTCTTCAATCGTTACAACATTGACTACAACAAGACGACCAGTATCAATGCCACGACTTTCTAGAAGAGATTTAGTGATGGCAGCCTCAGTATCAAAGTAGAGACAATAACCATCGGGATTATTATCGAGGAAATTCTTAACCACGGCGAGACTGAAGAAAGTCTTTCCAGTAGAAGACTCTCCAGCAATAGCAGTAATCTTGTTCCCAGATACACCACCAAATATACTACCTGAAACCAGTGCGTTAAAAATGTATGAACCCGTGTCAACATAAGTTTCGGTCTCGTCAATATCAGAAGCAAGTTTGGTGTATTCTCCACCAACCTCTTTTACAATTTCTTTAAGGAAATCCATTAGGCAAAAAATAATTCAAGGTTAACAGTTTTTTCTACAGACCATCCAATTGAATCAAGAATAGACTTGAGTGGGTCAATAAAACTCTTTTCAAATTGTAATTCATAGTCGATGTATTTGTCAAGACCAAGTTCTTTTGGAAAGTCCTGAATAAAAGAGATAATATTCTCTTGAATGATATTTGGTTTTTTCAAATAGACAAACTTGATTTTCTCACCATTACCAATCAATGAATACTTATTCGTAAGTTTCTTCTCCTTTATATAATGATTGAATAGGAGTGCTCCACGAATATGAATGGGAGTTTTGTGGGCATAAATTGTGGACGAAGAATGATACTTACGCACATCAGAAGCAGTTCTTGGGAAAGCAATTTGCTCTGGAGGAAGTTTCTTAAACTCTTCACGACACTTATCAATAAACTTAATCACATCATCTTCAGTGCCATTCATCATCAACTTGAGTCCGTCCTTAATCATTTGACGACAAGGTGCTGGTGTAGAAGATTTAACTGCCTCAATACCCATCATTTTCAGTTTAGGTTCTTCATATCGCACACCCTCACTATCCCAAACATTGAGAATGTATCGTTTCTTAGCAGTCCAGATTCCACGTTCAGCAATATTCTCACGTTTCATCTGCATCTTCTGATCATAAGCATTTACATACTCAGCCAGTTCTTGGTAGCAACCTTCAATATACTTTTCAAGTTCCACCTTACAGACCTTATCAAGGAACGAAACAATGCCTTGAGTAGTTTTCTCTCTTCCTTTGTATACACATTCAACCAAAGGACCCATATTGAGATAAACAGAATCAGTATCTGAAGCAATAACATAATCAACCTCTTGTGTTTTAAGAATCTTATTCAAGTATTGATTGAGTTTATTTTCAACCCATCGAATCGCAACTTGTCCCGAAAGTGTGATTGCCTCAGCATTTGCGAGTTTGTAATAACGAAAATACTGATTACCAATGGCACCATAAGCAGAATTAAGTTGAATCTTTCGTGCCATTTGGATATTATTACACCTAGATATTTCCTTCTCCGCCTGATTTTTAAGTTTTATCAATTCTTTGTCTGATAGATTTTTATATTTACTATTTGAAGAAACTACTACTTCCTTTTGTGCTTCTTCTTTGTTTCCACCAATCAAATAACCCATTACAAAATTCCTCTCCTTTTCATTTCTTCCTCAACATCAACCAATTGCTGCTTTGCTGCAAGCATTTTTTTCTTATAAACTGTGCGGTCCTGGTAAATTTTATCCATCAATTCTGGAAGAAATCCCCGCACATCCTTACGATACATAGCACCATTCGCACATACCGCATAATCCTTATAAAGTTCAAATGTAATTTCTTGGTTGAGAATCTTATCAACAGTTACTGTTGGATGACGTTCTTCAACAAGAGTTTCTGGACTTACATTAAACTGCATAATCAAGTGAGGATACAGACTATTCAAGTCAAAGTTAACAACCCAATCATACATTCCAGGAATCGGTTCCTTTACATAAGCACCAGCATACTTTGAGTCTTTTTCAGACCTTTCTTTGGGAGGGATTACAATATTCTTCTTTTTCAAATAGTTATAGATAATCGTATCCCACATACGAACTTGTGAGAATACATCGGCATAATTTGCTTTTGCGTCATATGCCATGGTTATTGCCAACTCAATCAGTTTCATCTTGTCTTCCAGTCGGTCAACAAGTTCTACGTCAATAATGTTGTATTCTACAAACTTCTGCCAACCATTAGTATAAAAGTCTTTAAAAGTATCAAACTCAGAGTGGTCCAGTTTCTTCTGACCCAACTCAACACTTGCGATATAGTCTAGACGATAGGATTCCTGTGCTTTATATGTAAACTTTTTATAAAGGTTAAGATAATCAAGTTGAGTAATACCACCGACATCATAAGAAATGTGTTTACGACCTGCGATGTAAGTTTCTCTTTCAGTTACAAGACCCCAAGGTGACAAACGTTTCATTAGTTTTTCACCAAGAATCCTGTCAATCCTACGGACAAGGTATGGAATATCATACAACTCACTATTCCATCCAGTCACAACTTCTGGTGTATTTTCTTCAATCATCCACCAGTTAATGAAGTCATCAAGCAATTCCCTTTCTGTCCTAAATCCACGATAAATGACATTATCTTGCTTGTTGTTGAATGGACCTTTTCCCCAAGTGCGGATTTGCTTAGTTGCGTAATCTTGAATTGTAATCAGCAAGACTTCCTCTGACGCAGACTCTACATCAGGGAATCCATTCTCTGAAGCTACCTCAATATCCAGAGTTGTTACTTTGATTTTGTTGATATCAAACTTGATTTCTTCTTCTGGATATACTTCAGAAATATACTGGTAAATGTATCCAGTGTTTCCATAAATTTTAAAGTTTTCTACACCCTCATACTTCTTGATAAATTCCCTACAATCTCTCACACATCCAGGTTGGACTGAATCAACATATTCTCCATTTAGAGTCTGATATTTAGTTTTTTTGTTAGAAGGAATAAAAAGGGTCGGATTAAACACTTCTCGGGTCATGAAGTGTTTACCATCTTCATAACCACGGACCAAGAAGTGGTCACCGACCATCTGTACATTCGTGTAAAAGCGCATCAGGTAGTTAATTCAAGATACTTTTTAATAATTTCTTCTTTAGGATCCACAATAGTTAAAATACTATCAGAGTGAATCATTAATTCTCTTTGGTCAGTTATATCTGGCCAAGGGGTTAGATTTCCTTCAGCATCTATTTTGCAAGGATTAATTAACTTACAATCAGGTTCCCCCAATTCAGATCCAACCTCAATAATCTCTGTTACGATAACATTATCAACTTTCAGTAAGAGACATTTGATTGTCTTTTCCATTTACTTTTTCCTCATACATTTGTTTAAGTGATTGAATTGGGTCTACTAAAGTTACAACCCAATCCATTGTTACTAGCATTTGCTTATCCTCAGTTAAGATAATCCAAGGAGTTAATGATACCTGTATTTTAGCATCATATTCAGACTCCTCCGAAAGAACAATGCTTCTTTCAGTAATTACTTTATATGGATTTTCAAATACATATCCACATACCTTTTCCTCAGAGACAAGTTCTTTCACATCAGAAATAACTGTTTCTCCAGATTTTAATAGTGCAAGTTTGATTGACATTTTTATTTTCTCCCTCATCCTATTATAGTCAAAAAAAGGGGAGGTGTCAACTGGATTGTGCCAGTTACCTCCCTGCGCCGACGATATTCAATTCTATTTAGAGATAGTCTCTGCGCGTATGATGCTCTGGGACAATCTTACCAAGTTTTACAGTAAGTAATCCGTCTTCAAATACGACTTCTCTAACTTCCGTGTCGTCTGATAATGTCCATGCTCTCTTGAAACTTCTCTGAGCCAGTCCCTTATGGACGTATGTGGTATCAGACTCTTTATCCTCTTTTTGTCCTTCGATAAAAAGTTTTCCATACTCTGTGTATACATGTACTTCCTCCTTCTTAAATCCAGCAAGTGCAATTTCTAATCTTGACTCTACATTACTGATCTGAACAAGATTGTATGGGGGATAATTAGAAGTTGTTTCATGAAGATTGAATAGACGATCAAAATATTCATCCATTCCAATGCTATTGCGTGTAATCCTGTCCATCAAGGCAGGAAGATCTGACGCGGTATAACGCATAAGGTTAGTCATTATGGTAGCTCCTTTAAAAGCGAGTTTGTGTTTTGTGGACCCTTTTGGCATCCGTATATAATTATAACAGATCATAAAAAAAGACGGGTAGGAAACCCGTCCCTTTTTTATTCGGCATCCTCTACCCTTTTCTTTTTAGCACCAATATTATATTTGGTTTCTAGAATCCAATCACCTTTGTCCTTATAAGCAAGTACTTTAATCTGATTCAAGGGAGCAATGTCCTGAATCTTAGTTACATCCACAATCGTAATCAGACCCCAATCAGCAAGCAGTTGGGCAATACGATTACGACGTTGGACATCATTCACAGTCAGGTTTGCGTGTTTGCCATCTAACGCGAAGAGTTCTTTAAAACTTACAAGATAATATCTACCTTGCTTATGAAGAATATGACAAGATTGGTATAATTTTTTCTCTTTTCTTGATGCGACTCCAATACGGGTCAAAGTTTCACGAACCTTTAAAAAATCATCAGGTTCATTTAACAAAACTTCAATCATCATATTAGGCGTCCAGTTTACTATGGGTTCTTGAACGACACTCATTTTGTTCCTCCAGTTTCAAATTTCGATTTAATATAAGTAAGTTGTTCTTTAGTAAGAATCCTCAAAGCTTGTTTTGCCTTTTCATTACTATAACCATAATAACGTTTGACATAATCAAGATCTTTGATTTTATCTTGTCGGAGCCAGGGAGAAAATCTCTTCTTTTTCCTCAGACTATTTAGCAAAAAATCATATTGAAGTTTTTTAGGTAAGAAATGATATTGATTCATTTCATTCGCAAACATTACACAATCAATATGACCCGATAAGCATCTATTAATAATATAAGGAGGATATTCCTTCTCAAGTGAAGGGTCTTCTTCAATTAGATTCTGTTTCGTTTGATTAATCGAGTTTAACCAGTCCTTCAATTCCATAATTAAAAAGTAGTAGTTCTTTACGTTTCTTTTGCTCACGCATATATTCACCAACGGACCTCATCGTATAAGTAAGGTCAAACTCGGCAGCAGTCCATTTTCCACCAAGAAAACGATTCTTTATTAGTTGTTCTGAATTATAACTTACTAGCATATCCATATCATTAGCATTACAATCAGCAGCAAACTTATCGTGATCAAATCTTTTATGCATTGATCCTTTGTTCCCATAGAGATTATCCTTAATATCATAAGGAGGATCAAGATACATAAAAGCACCCATGTTTCCATCCATCAGATAATCATAGGAGTAATTAGTTATACGCCATTTCTCAATCAACTTAGAATACTCAGGAAGTTTTTCAATTCCACGAATACTAAAGTTAGAATTAGATGCTTGTGCTGAAAAAGAAGATGATTCAGTAAGACCACTAAAAGAGCACTTATTTACAATGTAAAAAGCAACTGCTCTTTCCAAATTATTTTGATGAAGGTCATTAATTACAACCTTTGCATCATTAAAAAGAATTCTTGCCTTATCTGGAGTATTATTTGAAGTTTTTAAATCGACGAGTTTATCCTTCATTTCTACTCCAAACATCTGGAGTTGCTGCCAAAAATTTACCAGTGGTTCATAAAGATCATTTACCCAAATATCCAGGTTGGGGTAATTTTTAGTAATGTGAATAGCAACACTTCCACCACCAAGAAATGGCTCACGAAACTCATCATAATTACGAAGGTCTGGAAAGTAAGTATCCATCTTGACACAAGCGCGGGACTTACCTCCCGGGTACCTTAAGGGTGTTTTAAGAGACTTCATAATCAACAGGATGATACTTCAAGTATTCAAGAAAGGTCATTTTCATTTCTTTCTGCGTCATACCACAATGCTTTGCAGCAGCAGGAAGAGTCATTTTAGCACGAAACAATGCTTCGTTTGCTTCTCTTACATTCTCAGGAGTGGTTTTCACTTTTTCTTCTACAAGTGAATTTTTATTAATTTTGAGTAGGCTCATTTAAAGTTGCATTCAACCATTAATTCGGTAAGACAGGCAAGCATATTTATTTCTTGGTCGGCACAGAAGGAAGACTGATACTGATACTTAGCAAGCACAAGCACAGCAGCAGGAATGCTATTGTTTTCAAGGGCATTATAAAGAGCATCGTAAATACGACGCATAAGTACAGTGACATCATTATCAAGATTAGATACCACCCACTTACGGACTTCAGGAAAGTTTTTCTCTTTAAGGTTTTGGATAAGGTCATTTACGGCAACATCAGAAAAAGCAGCAAGAATACCAGAGTCGATTCTCCCACCAACAGAATATCGTTGGCACTCATTTAAAACTCGTCGGAAATCAGGGAAATATTTTGATACCAATTCCGCAAGGACTTTTTCATCATACTCAACCCTTTCTGTATCCAAGATTTGTTGAAGTCGTTTAAAGAAACTTCCCGCAAGTTTTGCCTTGTCCTTTCCTTTGATTCCAAATTCAACGACCGCACATCGAGAGTGAAGGGGTTCGATGATTTTGTTTTTGTAGTTACAGGTGAAGATGAATCGGCAATTTCCAGCAAATTCCTCAACAAACGCCCGTAGGAGGAGTTGAACGTCGTTTCCTGTGTTATCTGCTTCGTCAATGATGACGACTTTGTGTTTAGCAGTTGACGAAAGCGATACGGTCGAAGCAAAGTTTTTCGCATTGTTTCGGACAGTATCAAGGAATCTACCTTCGTCGGATCCATTGATGACATATACATCTACTCCCAATTCATTACAGAGTGCTTTTGCTACTGTGGTCTTACCAATTCCAGGAGGACCAGCAAGAAGCATATTTGGAATTTCACCCTTATTTAGAAAATCTTGGAAGGTCTTCTTTGTGCTTTCAGGGAGAATACAATCTTCAATTGTCTTTGGGGCATACTTTGCTACCCACAAAAAATCATTATTCATAATCAAATCCAATCAGGTCGTCTTTCGGGCATTCGAAGGTAATTATCCTTCACCCAAGGTTTTGAAGCAATATACCTTTTATAAGCAGTAAAGGTATCAATGCTATCATCAAATTTCCATTCCTCAGGCATTGCCCTTGCGAATGGTGTCACTTCTGGAATCTTCCCCTTTGGAAACAAGTAGAAAGCATCTACAAGAGTCTTGTAGCAGGAGTGAGTCTTATTATACCGCAAAGTGTATTCATCGCACAAGTTGAGACCCCACTTGATTAACCAATAAGCATTATTGATATTTTCCATTGCCCACTTGGTACAGGGATGATTACGGAATGCACCTTTTTCGGTTTTGTAAGGGGTGTGGTCGGTCTTGTATAGATAACCATACCCGTGCCCCCATTTCTCTGATGCCACGATAGAAAGCATTTGACACGCCTCTAAAGGCATTTTACAAATGTGTTTATCCGGAAGTACGATTGCACTTTCCGCAGGCCACGGTGATGTAACGAATATATTCATCAGAAGCAATACTTTTGAAATACATACTTTACTTTTTCTGGTTTATCTTCCATCCAATATGCCTCATACTCTATCCTAAAGGAAGCAGAAGATGCTTTAACAGAATTTCTAATATCATTAAGTTTATTTGGAGGAAGAGGCATATCACTTAGAGAAATCCCAAACGGGTTTCCTTTATTGCACATTTGAGCAACATGCACAGCTTCGTGATATATGGTCTCATTTATATAAAACTTAGCATCATGTCCACTGTTTTTAATATTATTTGTACAGATTACAAATTTTTTTGATGGCTCAGCATATCCAAAAAGATTTTTATCTTTTCTACAAAACTCAATGTTTTCTTTTACCAAATATTGAGCTTTGTAGATTTGATTAATGATTTCTTTTGCTTCAGGAGTTAGGTATAAGAAAAATTCCATCAACCAAAAGTAGAATCAGGTTCCAGAGCAATATAATACGTCAGATTATATTTGGTATTGGTAAATTGAGAGAGAAGTTTAGAAGATACAACCACATCATAGGCACCAGGAATGATTTTAATGTTTTCTACTTTAAAGTTGAAAACAAACTCATCATCAGTCTCACCAACCACAATGGCATACTCGTTAGAAGTATCATTCTTCTTATCACGCACTACCAGTTTGATGACACCTGCCTCACCAATCGCAGAGAGGTCTGGTAGTTGATATACTGCTGCTGCCTTCACCAGTTTCTCCAGAGAAGTGCTGTCCAGTTGGAAACAAACATCCTGAGAAGGAAGTTGAATTTCCTTATCGGGAGGTGAGATAATAACATTAGGGTCGGCAAAGAAATACTTCACCCGACGCTTACCTTCTTTGATACTCAGATAAGAATCTTCTTTGAAATCTAGGTCAGGGTCGGCATGAAGACTCAAACCATTCAGAAACTGATTGAGGTCATAGATAGCAAAGTCACGGGGAAACTCTTCAGTGATATCTGCTTCTGCCAGAATATTTTTGGCAACAGAAATCGTGCGGAGTTTGTTTCCCTGCTTCACAAGAATAGAGTTATTGATTCCAGCAAAATTCTTAAGAATAGTCAGGGTGTTGTCAGAGAGTTTCATAGTTTTGTCTTGGATTTTCATAATCAACGGAATTCAGTCAGACCATTATCTTTGCGAGAATAATGCCCGTCAAAGTGAAGAAGGAGCATAGCATAGTGAATCACTTTCATCAAGTCACGCTTATTGCGACCATCCTTGTCACCATAACGACTTCCATACTTTAGAATATTTGCCTGACAGAATCCAGGAGCAAGATCTTTTGCTGCCATCAGGTCAATCGTCTGAATATCCCTGTAGTCTTGGTTATGACCACAATAGTGACTGCCGTAAGTGCTAGTCACATAATCCTGAATATCTTTCAGGATTTTATCTTCATTATATTTCCAGAGATGATTTGTGTTTTCAGTCATAGTAACAGGAGTTTTGTAAATATCAATCAATCCAGTCTTGTCATTCATAGACATTGTGAATTGATTTTCTGAATAGGGATACTCGTCCATAATAAGGGGAAGGCACATTTTTACCTTCCCCAATTATATCAGAAAGTATTCTTCAGGTCAACTTGATGTCCACCTTCAATAGTCAGTTCAGGGTCGGTAGATGGCATCTGGAAGTCAGCATCAACTTTGTCATACAGTTCAAGGAATGCTTGCTTGGTTTCATCATCAAAACGATTGATACACACCTGAATTGCCTTTGCCTTGTCCTGGAAGATGCTATAGGCACGGATAATATGAACCAGACGACGGGTGCTGATGATTTCCTCAATGCCACCATCGTAGAATGTTTTCCGGATGATATCCGCCCAATCGCAAAGACGTTTACAGAAGTCTCGGTCTTCCACTCCGAGGTCCAGAGCAATGCCTTCCAGAATCTTCTGCTCGGTCGCAGGGGCAGGATAAGACTGCTCGAAGGTCACAGGGAAACGCTCAAGGAATGCTTCATTGAGCACGTTGGTGCCAATGAATCGACCATCATCAGAACCCTTACCCTTGGTGTTAGCAGTAGCAAAGACATTGAATCCAGCAGCAGGTTTTACAAACCGACCGATTTTTTTCAGGAAGACACCTTTACCTTCCAGAATGGATTGAAGGCACAAGATCTTGTTGGAGGCAAGGTCAATCTCATCCAGAAGGAGAATAGCACCACGCTCAAGTGCTTCTACAACGGGACCATTGTGCCAGGCAGTTTCACCATTCACAAGACGGAAACCACCAATCAGGTCATCTTCATCAGTTTCAATCGTGATGTTGACACGAATCAATTCACGCTTGAGTTGAGCACACGCTTGCTCCACACCGAACGTTTTACCATTACCCGAAAGACCCGTAATGAACGTTGGATAGAATAGACGGGACTGAATAATACGTTTAATATCGTTAAAATTACCAAACTTGACGAAGGTATCATCTTTATCAGGAATAAGGTTTTGTTCCACAGCAGGGAGAGCAGCAGGTGCTTGATAAGAACGCTCAATCTCTTCTACGCGATCTTGCGTCACTTCCAGATTCCAACGACCACGAGCAGTCTTGTAGTTAGCAAGTTTGTTGGAGATTGTCTGGTAGTTGGTGCCATTCATCGCACACCAGGCACGAATGTCTGCGGCAGTTACGGAGTCGCCATACAGACTTTGGAGAGAGGTGCGGATGTAATCAGCAGAGAGGGACATAATAAAGGGGGAGGTCGTTTCGTTTCAACAAAGTAATTATACAAGAAAAAAGGGGGCAATCAAGTGCCCCCTGTGACAGATTGGAAAGTGTCTACTTGGTCTTCTTAGACTTCCACTTACCAATTTCTACAACATTATCAGATTTAGCAACCACTTCCTTTTCTTTAACAACTGGTGCTTCTGGTGCTGGTTTTGGTTGGAATAGGTCTGTAAATCTACTCATTGATTGTAATAGAATTCTGTAAGAGTATTTATCAATCTTCTGGACGATTGTTTAGAACAGACTTACCTGCCCTTCTTGCTGATTTATTCCCAGCACCTCTATCTCTATTTGGACCAGCATTTCCAGCCCAATATGCTGCGTTTCCAGCACGATGAGGTCCTCTACCTACTCTTTCATCAGCAGGAGCATTTGTCCCTCCACGACTTCTTACTGGATTACCTTTTGACCCAGTGCTTTCTGGACCACGAAGAAGATGTCCTGCTAGTTTTCCTTTTTCCGTTGGATACTTACTGCGTGGATTTTCACCTTTTGACTTATCACCCTTTCTTACTTCCCTATCTTCAATGTCACGAAGTTTCTTCCTGCTTTCTGTATTTCTAATCATTTCATCAAAGTAACTTTCACCAATTTCACCCATTGCTTTTTGCTTACGAATCTTCTTAGGATTCTTCGTCTTGTCCGCAGAGTAGTTACTATCATCACCCTCAGGGTCTATAGAACTACGATGTCTTGTGCTTCTTTCCTCATCATCCAGTTTTGAACGCATTCTCTTTGCTTCATCAGGAGAATAAGTCCTACCACTGTTATACCATTCTTTACCTACGTGACCTCTCTTTTTAGCATCAGCAGAAGCTTCTCTACGCTTAAGAGTTCTGCGGTTTGCTTTGAAGTCTTTCATAGTCATACCTTCGGCAATCATCATAAATTCCTGAAATGTCTTGTATTTAAATGAATCGTTTAGTTTTGCCATTTGGACTCCTGTTTTTGGATTTCTTTCACCCATACCAAGTTTTTTATAAATTCTACCTCTTTGCTCGGCACCTTCTTCACCACTTCTACTCTTTTTACCCTTAGACTTGGCAGAATCAATGGCAGTTGGAGTATTTGTAGCAACTCCTTTCTTTGATTTCATCTTATCCTTCACATCCTTAAGAGCACCAACAAATTGTCTTGCTCTTTGACCAGGATCTTTTACTTTTGATTTTGGAGACCCAACAGTAATATCATGGACTGGTGAATCTTTTTTAGCACCAGTTTTGCCGAATTGTTTTTTTAATTCTTTACTTTGTGGTTTATCTCCTTCCCTATGTTGCTTTCTTGCGGTATGAGCAGCATAATCTCCAGGAGATTTATGACTTCTTACCCAAACAGGCACATCCTTACCACTCTTTTCAACTTCTGGCTCTTGAATTGGACCTTTTTTTCTAAATCCAGCACGAGAAACATCTTTTCTCGCAGCACCTTCAGATCCAGGGATATCCATAGTCCCAGACTTTCTGATTTTCTTACCCTTCATTAGGGTCCTTTCATCAAGCAATTCTTCTTGATAATACATCTGTATAATTACTTTTTAGGTATTTATCAGGCAACCAGCTCCACTCTGTTTACTTTCCACATCTTGTAATTATAAAAATTATCATTAGATAATTTACACATATTTGGATAAGACAAATATTCTTTAGTATATTCTCTACAAAACATTTTTAGATTATTTGTTTTATATTCTATACCACATGGAGAGATAATAATATATTCATACTTACATTTTTTATCTCTTATTTTTATTTTTGTTTCTTCACTATGCGGTTTTCCTTTATTTGGAGGGATAGAACCAATTTTAGATTGACTTATTTTATTTTTAGTTTCTTGACTTTTGGGTCCAGTATTTTTTCCTAAAAGTGATTTTCTCAATTTTTCTCTAGTTTCATTAGATATAATTTTTCCAATATTTGCTCGTCTCAATTTTTCATTATGCTCTTTAGTCCTAGGAGGCATATTTTTGGATTTACGCATTTTTATTTTAGTATCTTCAGTATGATTTCTTCCATACATAGGATGACTTTCACCCCTAATACTTTTTACAAATTTTTTTCTAAAAGTTTCATATAAAATACTATGATTATAAACTCCCCTATTAGACATCATATTATAAGCATACATCATTCCAATAGTTCGATTATCTTTCAATCCATATCTTTTTATATAAATTTTTACTAACAATAAGTGAGCAATATAATGCTCTCTTGCTGTAAGCACAACAACTCTATTATTTTTTCCAAAGATACTTTTTGGAAATGTATGATGTTTTTCTATATAACCTTCAGGAGGAGTTCTCTTCTCTGCTTTCCTGATGAGATTACAATAATGTTTTAGATAATTCATTTCTATTCTAATTTGGTGGTTATTAGTATTTATACAGGAAAAGCACCCGAAGGTACTTTTCCCAACCTAAAAAGAACCACCAAATTAGGTATTTTTATTTATGCCACTAACGAAATAAAATCTCCAAGAATCTTCTTATTCATCTTCTTAGACTTCAAACTCTTCACAAAAGCAGATTTGATTTGAGACTTGGTAGCATCTTCGGCAACCTCAAATTCAGATTCCTGAGCAAGAGTTGCGGCAGAAAGACCAAAGTAAGAATGATAACCAGAAGACTTGATAGTGAATGCCTTTTCTTTTTTCCAGGCATTCATTGTCTTTTCATAGGTGTCTCCATAATACCCACAATACCGACGAATAAAGTGCCCAGCATCACGAGATTCAAGCACACGAATACCAATAAAGTTAATATCAGTAAACCTGTCACGGAGATTGCGGAGAAGCACATCGGTGAATTCGTGATACTCACAATCACAAGAATAGGTCATTCCAGTCTTACGATCACGAAGGAAAGCATTAGGACCAATGTGTGATGTGCCCATATAAGGATCTTCTTCCCACCGACGATGGACTTCACGATGATACTTAAGAAGAGCACCTTCACCATCAGTTAGAATCACACACTGGACTTTCTGAAGTTTGTTTTCCTTCTGAAACTTAGGAAGAATCTGATGAAGAGAAATCAGTGCCTCATTCAGGGGAGTGCCAGAGAGACTCATACCCACAGGATATGAATAGCAAACGTGCGAATAGTAACGGAAAGAAGCAGCAAGACGATAGATATTCTTCATCTGCTCATCCAGAGTCTTACCATTCACTTTACTGGTAAGAAGATTCATCATTGAAAACCATTCACCAACTTGGACGAGTCCATCCTTTTTCTGATAGGAAAGTTGACGCAAATCTGCCTTACCATTCTCATCATACTTGACAAGAGGATAATCAGTGGTGAAGGCATAAACCTCAAATGGAATCGCAACTTTCTTACAAAACCAAACCAGATTGAAGAGTTGTTTGATAGTATCCAGCATCACATTAGACATTGATCCAGACCAATCCAGCACAAAAACGAGTCCGTGATTCTTACCATCGACAAGAGTGGTGACTTTCTTGAAGAGGTCTTCGTTGTATTTGTAGGTATGAAGTTTAGCACAATCCAATACACCAGTGCGAGCAGTAGTGGCACGGGCATAGGAATCTGCTGCCTTGCGACACTCAAACTCTTTCACCAGATAGTTGACTTCTTTCTGTGCCGACCTTTTGAAAGCAACATAGTCACTATCAACTCCACCAAACACATCCTCATACTTCCAATCACGATCTTGAATAAAACTATCCCAAGATTCTTTACACCTATCGTGAATTTCAGAGTTAGGCACAATCACTTTATCCAGGTCAAGTTTAGGCAACTCCAGATAGACATTCTCATACCCATCGTTGTTGATGAGGTCTTTCAGTGCCTCTTCCAGAGATTCCATCGTCTTGACTTCTGGATCCTCATTAGTTTCACCACCCTGAGAAGTAGGTTTCTTTTCCTGCTCTGTTTCACTGGTTGAGGGAAGTTGTGATTCACCACCAGATTCAGGTTTGTCATTCTCACCTTCCTGCTGATCGGAAAAATCAGAAGCAGGTTGTTGACTCGCACCAGAATCCTGAGACTCCAGATTGTCAATCTGAGTCTTAGTTTCTTCCTGTTGCTTGTGTTTGCAATACTTATAGAGTGCCTCTGCTGCCACAAGCACATCAGCAAAGGTCTCAGTATCGGCAATCATACCGATAATTTCAGACTCTTCACCACTTTCAATCGGCACATTCACATAGTTACCGACCTTGAACCACAGATTTGCACGGTCAGCAAGGTTATAAGTTTCCAGATTGTCATCTTTAATTTGGAAGAAATCCTCATCGGCAAGTTCTTTATATCCATTAAAGAAAGTCTTTGCCAGACCAGCATAACGACGCTTCATCAGTTTCTCAATACGAGCATCCTCCACCACATTCACAAACTGCGGAGGAATCTTGTAGTCTTTTGTCCAGTCAATATTATCTGTATAAATTGCGTGGGCCGCCTCATGACTTAGCAAAAGGTCATAAACATTATTAGAAGCACGCTCCCACATCGGTAAAGTAAGAACTCGTGTATGAACATTAAAACAAGCAGTCTCCACTTTTTTATGCTCAACAATCAAATCTTCTGTGGCAAGAAGACGAGCAAGCATTCCTTTAATTTCAAAATTAACAGACATTAGGAGTTTTGCGATATGTGAGTATTATAGACTCCCACGAAGACCATCAAGGCATCGTTAGGACACTTTTACAACTGGACACCTACCCTTTACCCATTCTTCACCTGGACATTCAAAGCATAACTTTTCTATAATACCATTATTCCACCATTTTTTTCCTTTACTTGACGGAGGTTTAAGACCTAATTTTTTAGATGTTTCTCCAATTTTTTTCTTATGCTCATCGGTAAGTTTTTTACCTCTCCGCAACTCACTTTGTTTTTGACGAGTTTCTTCACTCACATACTTACCTGTGTTTATTTTTCTAAGATTTTCTATTTCCTCATCAGTCAATTTTCTTGAATATAATCTTCCCAACACCCATTCGTCACCGGGACATTCAATAGTATGTTTATCCACCTCACCATTATTCCACCACCTTCTTTGAGACACTTGTTTAGAA